AGTTTTAATTAATTGTTTACAAGCTTGAGCTATATCTCTATGTTCTTTCTGGGTACCATTAGCCGTTCTAAGGTCAACGTAATGAATCCAAGACCTCAGCGTACCATTCATATATAGACGTGTAGGAGAGCCTAAGGGGAGCACCTCTCTAGCACATTCTTTAGCTATACCATTTTTAATAAGGTTCTGATATAGACGATAACAATGAGAGTAGTGAAGTTGAATAGAGCTTTGCCAGTTCAACTTATCTATACCATCACTATCTATACTATTCTGTCTGTTTTTAGGATCTTGAAGTCTCAGGTCAGGGGGTGAAGGAAGCTTTAGTTCTTCTACATTTGCATACCGTTGACTAAACTCTTGAAAGCTAAAGGATCTGTGTCTAAGTATCTGAGCAGATATAGACCTAGTAGTATTAATCTCTACACACATATTCACCATCTCAAAGGGAGACCAGTGTTTATGTTTAACGAGATACTTAATTAGTTTAGAGCTATCTTTATTATCTTGATTAGCAGGGTTGGACACTCTAGCCATATAGGCTATCAACTCATCACCACCTTGAGTGGAGTGAATCAGAGTTACTGTACTCATATGATATACGTATTACGTTCTGTAGGGTGTTGGTGTAGGTGTTATAAGTATATCGAAACCTCTGTCGATATATGTATAAAGGGGAAGAGTTGTCTACGAAGTAGGCAGCTTTTCCCCTTTGAGGAGGTGAGTCCACCCTTCTCTCCTCCTGTATATGTGACTGACCTCATTAAACCCAGGTAGGGACTGAGCTCTGACCTTTGTCTATTCTGTTAGCTTGATCACGTTGTTCTTTGTTCATTCCAAGGACTAAGTGGTCTGCGGAGTCGTGAGGGTTGTCTAAGTAGTCTTGTAGCATAGATTGCCATTCTTCAGCTTTACGAGTCTTCACGGCTTCGTGAGCACTGATAGAGAGAGCATCTGTATAATACTTAACTCCTTGAGCTAGACAATCTAATCTGTCGTCATGTTTTATAGCTCCTTTCTCGCGACACATTCTTCCCATTTGGTAGAAGAGCATGTACATAAGTCTTTTCTCTGGAGCTTCATCTGGGTTGGACTTATAGTCCCATTCGATGACTGATTTATCGACAACCAGACGATGCTGGTTAAGGATAGGCTCAAGAGAATCAATAATCCTGTCTTCTTTCCGTACATTAGCTCTAACCTCTTCTATGTCTATGTGTTGACCTGTCATCTGTAGGTGTTTTTTAAATAGTTCACCTACGATTCCATCACCGAAGTTTGTCTCAATAACTAGTTTAGTGACGTTGTACTTTCTACATCCTCTGAGAATATTGAGCAAGGTGTTATCAGAGTACCCGTCTCTGTAAGCACGCATTTCATGCAGGAATAGGATCGACGCTGCATATTGTTTCTGAATAGTCGGTCCATTCTCCTTGGAGTTGCATAGGAGAGTAAAAGTAATCTCCTGGGAGACCGACTGTGGGTAAGTCTTTAATAACGTTCTTTGGGTCTGAGCACCAGATGATTTGATCGGGACCAGACTTAGGGTTAACACTTGTGACAATAAGGTCAGCCATTTTAAGAGGGAACTTCTCTGCATCACTAAGGCTTGTATCTAGTTGGAACTGAAGCATGTAGTTACTCCGTCCCATAGCTGCTTCACGCTCTAGGAGGTCGTCGTCTGCGAATCTGTCAGGATCTGTTACTGACCATTCATCTACACCTTCATCCAGATCTTCTTGTATTTGAGGTGCTAGTAATCCTTCGTACTTAGTAAGTTTGTCTTTTCTTGGGTATCTGCTTGGCCAAACGAACGGACGGTAGTTGCGCTCTGCCAACTTACGATAAACAGTAAAAACAGTCTGAGGAGTCCCGAGATAGCAAATACGGCTGTCAGCTTTTGGCGTGAGGATAGATTCGGCTTCCGTACAGAGTTGAAGAAGTTTTTCACGCATCAACTCCGTCATACTGTTTCCTGGTACTTCTATGTCGTCCAATACCATGAGGTCT